CCAAGACCTATCTGTCGATATTCTAGCAGCCGAAATTGAGGTTGATGGTGAACAGATAAAGGTCGAAGAACTCAAAAACGGCTATCTGCGTCAAAGGGATTACACCAAAAAGACTATGGAATTGTCAGAAGCGCGTAAGTCGTTTGATGTTCAAGTCCAAGAGGTCAATTTGGAACGCGCACAATATGCAGAGATTTTACCTAAGTTACAGGAAAAGATCGAAGCGTTCGCGCCGCAAGAGCCTGATTGGGACAAACTGTATGATGCAGACCCCGTGGGGGCAGCTAGAATGGAACGGAACTGGAAAAAACAGCAAGCAGAACGAAATCAAACTCTGCAAGCCGCCGCTTCCGAAAGAGATCGTGTCCAAGCACTATTAGCCGCTGAAAAGCAAAGGGCGTTTCAAAACTACGTTGCCAAGCAACAAGAAACGCTGCCGCAAGTTATCCCTGAGTGGGGCGACATGAACGTTGCACAACGGGAAGCACCAGAAGTGACAAAGTTTCTTTTGTCCGAAGGTTTCACGGAAGATGATGTTAACGGTGTCTTTGATGCCAAGATAGTGAAGTTAGCAAGGATGGCCATGCTTCATGCGAAAGGGTCTAAAAAAGCAAACGAGGTTAAAGCTAAACCCCAGATGCAAAAGACCAAGACCATGAAAGGCGGATCGACTAACACTGCGCCGCGTCCGAAGTCAGAAGTGCGGGAAGCGCAACTGCGCCTAAATAAGTCTGGTCGTATCAGTGATGCGGCTGCAATAATTCGCAATATGCTTTAAGGAGCAACACATGGCTATCGTAGCAAATACATTCACCTCTTTCTCGGCGAAAGGTATTCGTGAGTCACTTTCAAATGTGATCGCAAATATTAGCCCCGAAGAAACACCATTTCAATCTAACGTAGGTTCGGAAAATGTAAAAAATACATTCTTCGAATGGCAAACCGACTCGTTGGCTGCAACATCCACAACCGCTGTCATTGATGGCGATGATGTTGCTTCGTTCGACGCAACTGCCGCAACAACTCGTTTGGGCAACTACAGCCACATTCGTCGCCGCACACTAATTATTGCTGACAACTTGGAGTTCCAAGACAAAGCTGGCCGTGCAAACGAATTGGCCTACAACCTTGCTAAACGTGGCAAGGAACTAAAGCGCGACATTGAAGCCACCCTTTTAAACAGCAACGCCCGCGTTGCAGGGAACGCTTCAACTGCCCGTGAAACTGCTGGTCTGCCCGCTTGGTTGGCTACAAACACCAACAAAGCTGGTGATGGTACTGACCCAACTGGTGACGGCACTGATACCCGTGGAGACGGAACACAACGTGCTTTCACTGAAGCAATGCTCAAAGACGTTATGCAAAAAGCATGGACGGCTGGCGGCAATCCTTCGGTGTTGATGGTTGGCCCGTTTAACAAAACTGCTGTATCAGCGTTTACTGGTATTGCTGCACAGCGCTACACGGCTACGGGTTCTGAGCCAACTACAATAATCGGAGCTGCTGACGTGTATGTCAGTGATTTTGGTTCTTTATCGGTGGTGCCTAACCGCTTTCAGCGTGAACGCGATGCCTTCGTAATTGACCCAGAATATGCTTCGGTTGCTTACTTGCGCCCAATTCAACAGAAAGAATTGGCCAAAACAGGCGATGCTGAAAAGCGTATGGTCATTGCTGAGTTTGGCTTGATCGTTAAAAACGAAGCTGCACATGGTATTGTTGCAGATTTGACTGCTTCCTAATAAAGTGACGGGGCGGCTTTCGGGTCGCCCCATCCACATAGGAGCCTAACATGGCACGAATTTTCGATACCGATGCGCTTGCTGGAATTACCCGCTATTGGCACGTCAAAGACAACGGTGAATTTGTAATTGAAACGGTGCAGCAAGCAGACGCAATATTAGATAGCAACAAGCGTCAATTCAATTCAGCCAGCAATAAACACGGAGACATGGACAAGGTAGCGTCAATCCCGCTTTCAGTGTATTATGACCTCAAACGTCAAGGCATTGCGGACGATCCGAAAGCGCTAAAGAAGTGGCTAAACGATCCAGACAACCGCGCATTTAGAACAAGAGGTGGCCGACTGTGAGCATTACGACCTATTCAGAATTGAAAGCGGCCATTGCTGATTGGCTTTTACGGACTGACCTAACAACGGTTATCCCATCTTTTATTTCGTTAGCCGAAGCGCAGATGTCGCGTGACATTCGCAACCGCCGTATGATTAAGCGGGCTACCGCAAATATTGACACGGAATATTCTGCTATCCCTGCGGACTGGCAAGAAACAATCCGCTTCGACCTTACAACAACGCCTATTGAGCCGCTGACATTTGTTTCCCCAAGCCAAGCGTCGATCAAAAAGGCTGAGTTTGTTTCAAGTGGTCGCCCGCAATATTTCACGCTGTTAGGTAGCGGCATCCAAGTTATCCCTGCCCCAGACGCAACATACCCATCTGAGTTAAGTTATTATGCGAAGTTATCTGGGCTGTCCGATGCGGCTCCCAGCAATTGGCTTTTGTCGCTGGCCCCTGACGTTTACCTTTATGCGTCATTGCTTCAAGCAGCACCATATCTCGACAACGACGAACGCATTGGCACATGGCTTGGCCTGTATCAAAAGGGCGTAGATGGCATAAATGTTGTAGATCAACGCGCAACTACAGGCGCGGCAGCAATTGCTATGTCGTATAGGGCTATGGGGTGAAGCATGGAAATGATCGACTTGGCGATGAAATGGTTGGTCGCACCAATCGGAGCTTTTGTTTTTATGATGTGGAACAAGCAGCAAGTACACCATACTGAGATTGAGGTGCTTAAATCAAAGGCCGATGGCGACAGATTAGCGCATGATCGTGAAATGAAAGAAATGCGCGAAACCGTGCGGGCCATATTTTCAAAGCTGGATAAGATCGAAGAAGCGTTGAGGAAATGATATGTTTACTGGTCGGAGTATATTACACCATGTTCTGGCCAGCCAAACTATACACTGCTTGTCACTACCGCTGCCCTTACTTTGTGAGCGCGGGTAAGGATAAATCTTACGTTCCTTACGGTGAGCCTTGCGACAAGACGCTATTCGTGGAGCGATGACATAGACCCATTTACCCTCATAGCCGCCGCTACAACCGCCTTTAATGCCCTCAAGAAAGGCATAGAGATCGGCAAAGATATTACCAGCATGGGGTCGCAACTTGGCTCTTGGGCTACGGCAGTGGCCGATTTGGATTTCATTGCTAATAAAGCCGCAAGCCCGCCTTGGTATAAATCAATGAGTGGGTCGGCTCAATCTGAAGCAATAGAGATATATGCCGCTAAACAACAAGCCTCCGCAATGCGCGACGAGCTACGAACGTATATACGGCTTACTGGCGGCGAGAATAAATGGCTAGAGTTTTTAAATATCGAAGCCAAAGTTCGCAAGGAACGCGCCGATCACGAACACCGCAGGGCTGCTATGATTGAAAAGATCGTCAGCATTTCTTTGTTTGTTTTGTTTAGCACAACCGCTGTAGGTTTGGCTGCGTTTTTATTCTGGTTTGCATGGACACATAAAGCATGAATGAAGAATATGATTTGAATGGCAACGGCAAGATCGACCCAGAGGAACGGGCGATTATGCTAGATGATATGCGGCGCAAGATGATTGACGCTGATCAGAAGCGGGATAGCCAACGCAAGATGGCATGGTTTTCTCTCACTGGTATGTTGGTATTTCCTTTGGGGGTAGTGCTAACTGAATACATGGAGCTTCCCAACGCTAGCAATTTACTATCTAGCATGAGTAACATCTATTATGTTTCCATTGCTGCTATAGTTGCCTCTTACTATGGCTTCACAAACATGGGGAAAAGTTAATGGGATTACTTAATAATTTAATCGGCCCAGCAACTGAGCTTGCTGGAAAATTCATTCAAGATAAAGACAAGGCTGCTGAATTAGCACACGAACTTGCAACCATGTCTGAAAAAATAGCTTCGGAACAAGCGCTGGCACAGCTTGAAGTCAACAAGGCTGAGGCGGCCAGCGGCTCACTTTTTAAAGGGGGATGGCGCCCTAGTATAGGATGGATATGTGGATTAGCATTGTTCTGGTCGTTTATCTTGCAGCCTTTTCTTGTGTTCTTTTTGTTAGTCTTTGGCGTTGATCTGCCAGCACTTCCCGAAATTGGGACTGCTGATCTTATGCCGATATTATTAGGGATGCTTGGTCTTGGCGGTTTAAGGTCATACGAAAAAATACAAAAGGTGACAAAATGAACGATGCAATGAAGCTATTGCAAGCCAAGTGTGGTGTGGGGGCAGATGGTGAATTTGGCCCTAATACTGCCCGTGCAATTGCCAAGCATTACGAATTATCGCCAGAACGTGCGGCTCACCTATTGGGCCAAGCATCCCACGAAAGCGGGTGTTTTCGCCACGTTAGGGAAAACCTAAACTATTCTGCGGAAGTTATGTGCAAAGTCTGGCCTCATCGGTTTAAGTCCCTTGAGGCCGCTGCGCCATTTGCGCGCAATCCAAAAGCGCTGGCTGAAAAGACATACTTTGGTCGCATGGGCAATGACACTAAAGAAAAGGCATCGCTATATATTGGAAGGGGTTTTCTTCAGTTGACAGGCTATGACAACCACAAAGCTTTTGCTCACGATATGAACAAACCAGAAGTTTTGACCGATCCGTCACTTTTGGAGGGTGATCTTGCTTTTGAAACAGCATTGTGGTTCTTCGAAAGCAATGGATTATTTAAGATTGCAGACGAAGGCGTAAACGATGAAAC